CGCGCAAGCGCCTCAAGAAAGCGCCGCGCGTCTTCGTAGCGCTGGCGCACCTCATCCGGTGCGCGCTCCGCCCAGAGCCGATAGCGCGCGATGTCGCATGCAATGCGGGCAAGGACCGGCGGCACGCCCGTCAATGGCAACGCGTAGCGCGCCTCCAGATAGGCGTCGATTTCGGCGCCAGCATCGGCCAAGGCGCGCGCGATGGCGGCTGTGGCGCCGCCAGGGTCGCGCCCGGAGACTAGGTCGACTTCCTGACTGCCAAAGCGCGTGCGCAGCTCGGCTTCGCTCGCGTAGCTCATGACCGCAACTCCACATCCAGCCAGTCATCGGCTTGGAGCGCTGCCAGCACTTCAGGCGGCACGTCCAGATCAACGTGCTGGCGCACGAACGCCAGCCCCGCGCGGAATCGCCGCTCGGGGCCGCCCGGCTTCAAGCGCACGCGCACGCGCACCTTCTGGGTCTCGGCGCGTGGCTTCGGCGGCGCAGGCGGCACGTCCAGCGTGCCGTCGAGCGCCGGGTTGTCCGTGATCGCTTTTTTTCGCGCGCTCACCGCTGTTCCTTACAGCCAGGGCGAGACGATGACCTCGACCGCCTTGTAGTTGGGGTTGCTCTCGCCGCCGGTGGTAAGCTGCGCCTCGATTAGCGACAGCGCCGCAGCGCGCAAGGCAGGCGGCACCACCAGGGTGGTGGGCTTGACGCCCAGCGGGCGGCCGCCGTCGGCCTTGACCTGCATCATCGCGGCCATCGCGGCGTTGAAGTTGGCGGCATCCAGCGCGGCCTTGCTCTTGTAGGCCAGCTGCCAGAAGCCGAAGCCAGCATTGCAGCGGTAGCGCACGCCGTAGCGGTAGGCGTCCGACATGAACACCATCTCATCCTGCGTGCTGGTCAGCGCATCGAGCTCCGGCGTGGTGCGCTCCTGGAAGATCAGGGGCTTCAACGCGCGGCTGGTGTCCAGCAGATACCAGGCCGGGCCGGTGCCGGCTTGCAGGTTGGACACCAGCGTGGCCGTGCCGGTGCCGTCCACGTTCGGATAGACCGGGTGGTCGGTGTCGAAGAAGTTCTGCCCGTCGTAGCAGGTCGTGGTCTCGCCGGCGGCCAGCAGGGCAAAGACGAGCTGGTCGGCGTGGGCCTTGGCGGCGCGGCCCATCTCGGCGAACAGCGGGGTATAGACGCCCACGTTGTCGTCCTCGATGTCGGTGCGCTTGACCGCCACCGTGCCCTCGTAGAGCTTGTTCTGCACCTGGTAGGCCTGCGCCGCCATGTCCTTGAGCACGCGCTCGCCCACCCACTCGCGCAGGGCCGGGAACTGGCCCAGCCAGCCGTAGGTGTTGGACGCGCTGCTCGACGGCACGCGCGTGGCGATCTTCTCCCAGTCGGTCGGAGTGGCGGTAAGCGCGTCCTGGAAGGCCTTCGAGAAGCCAGTGCGCAGGGCGGTGAGCAATGCGGGGGTGATGATGGCCATGGATTACTCCTTGATGAGGGTTTTCTTGTGCGCGGCAAAGTCGGCTTCCGACAGGCCAAGCGCGGCGCAGACGTAGCGGTCTTCGTCGGTCAGCGTGTCCGCATTCGATGCGACGCGGTGCGCGGCCTTGCCGCCTTCCGGCGGCAGGATGGCCGGGGCGGCCTTGACCCACTCGGCAAAGCCCTCGGGGTCTTTTTCCGCATAGGCGGTGGCCCAGGCCTGCATGGCCGGGGCCAGCTTGCCCGCGCTCATCGCGGCGCGCACCGCGGCTTCGGCCTTTTCCTTGGCCACCTGCTTTTGCAGCGCGGCAAGCTCCTCGGCCACGGCCTTGTGCTGGCTCATCGGCACCCACTCGCGCGGGTCCGGGGCTGCGCGGCCCGCGCTGCGCGCGGCCTCCAGCTCGGCTTTAAGGTGCGCGGCATGCGCCGCCAGCGCGGCGGCATCGGCATCGGCGGGCGCGCCCAGGGCGGCCGCCACGGCGTGCAGATCACTCATGGATGAGACTCCTTCGGTCTGGGATGGGGCGGCGGTGCGGTGCGCCACCGGGGTGAGCTCGAGATTCGGGTAGTGCGTCAGCCCAGCGCCTTCCAGCGCCACGATGCGCCCGGCCTTGTCGTGGCGGAATACGGGGGAGAGGAAGCGGTATTCGCGCTGCGCGATCAGATCGGCGGCCTTGGGCGTCCACGCCGCGCGGCCCCACAGGCTGCCCTCACGGACTTCGAGGGCCTTGATCCAGCCGGCGGCCGGCACCGGGCCGGCCTTGGCGGCCGCCTCCAGCGTCTGGTGCTCGTAGTCGATGGGCAGGTCGATGCCGCCGCGCTCGAAGGCGGCCAGCACGGACGCGCCATCCAATAGATAGGGGCCGCGCCCGTCGCGGCCGCTGAAAGACCCGGCGGGGATGAGCTGCACCCACTCAGGTGCCAGCGGCTGGCCGTCGGCGGCCGCATCGGCCGGCAGCTCCAGCGCGATGGCCTGCGCGGCGCGAAGGGTGGCAGGGGCTTTGTCCATGCCCGGCATGGTGCCGGGCGGAGGCGACAGAGGGCAGCGGGAAAGGGTTCAGAACCGCCCAGGGTCGCCGGGCCGCGGCTTTACGCCAGCGGCAGCTCGATTTGCGCGGCGCCTTGGCGGTGCTCCTGCACGCGCACGATGGTGTATTCCGTGCGCAGCCCCTGCGCCGTCTGCCACTGGGTGACGCGGGTTTCAGCCAGGAGGATGTCGCCCTTGGCGAAGCGCACGAGGTTGCGGTCCACGCGGTCAAGGAAGTCGCGGTCGGCCATGGTCACGAAGACGGCGTTTTGCCCGTCGTGCAGCCGCCACTTGTTGTCCTCTCGGAAGGACAGGCTGACGATGGAAAAGGCGATGGTGCGCACCTCCTCCATCAACAGCGCATCCTCGGGCGGCGGCGCGTGGAACCACGGCGCCTGCGCGCGCTCGATGATGACGCCGATGCGGTCGTCGTCGCCCAGCGCCAGCCGCTCGATGCCCTCGCGCTCGATGGGCTCGACCACCTTGGCCAGCGCCTCGCGCACCGCGCGGCGCTGAAAGAGCAGGATGACGCGCTCTTCCACCACGGTGCACTCGCCGTCCTCCACCGTCAGGCGCCGGCCCTCAGGCACCGTTTCCACGCGCGTGATGCGCCGCCCCCGCAACCACTGAATCAGCCCGATCAGCCCCGCCCCACCAATGCCGATGACCTCCAGAATGGCCTTGGCGTTGGCCACCGCCGCGGCGCCATCCCCCGAAAACCACGCCATGAGCTGCTGCGCCAGCTGAGCCGAGACCGACAGATCGATGCCGAAGCTACCAGTGCGAAAGCTCGCTCGCACATCCACCCGCACGCGCACCGACTCGCCAAAGAGCGCGCGGCCCGACTCCTCGCACAAGTCGCCCAGCGCGAGCAAGGCTGGCGCCAGGTCGCGCACGTCCATGGTGTGCGCCTGCAGCGCCGGGCCGTCGTAGGTGATGCGGAAGGTGCTCATGGCAGCCGGTTGCATAGGGATTGAGCCAATCGGTGCGGATTCTATGGGCCAGCAGGTTCTCCATACCCCAAACCACGGTTCACTCGCGTTCACTTTGGCTTTTTACGGGCGGGGTAAGGGGGAAGGTGCGACCCGCCGGCCCAAAGGCGCTGGCGGGCGGTTTTGGCAGGTCAAGCCTGCGGCGGGCGATCGCCGCAGTCGCCCCCCTCGCTGCAATGCACCATGTCTTGCCAAGTGGCCACGCGAAACACCCCCATGGCCGCCGCCAGGGCGGTCATGATGGCGTACACGAACAGCAAAAAGCCCAGACCATGCCCCCAAGGGGCCAGCGCATAGATCCAGTCCCGCGCGAAGGCCGGCACGGTGGGCGCGAAGTCCAGCGCCTTGGCAACGAGCGCCAGCAGCAGCGCCAGGATTTGCGTCACCACGAAATGCACGAAGGTGGCCGCCACCTGGACATAGACGCTGGGGGCACCGTCGGCGCCCGGCCTGGACATCAACTCGCGCAGGCGTGGGCTGCCAAGTCCCAACCAAATGGTGAAGCCCGCCAGCGTGAAGCCCAAGAGGCTGGGCATGGCAGACAGGGCCACATCCCACCACGGCTGGCGCAGCCAGTATGGCGCCAGCAGCGCGGTCAGCAACGCCGCAGCGTGCAAATAAGGCGACAGCGCCAGCGCCCGCGCGCCGCCATAGGCGCGCCAGTAGCGGCGGAAGACTTCGAGCACCCCATCCGCATAGGCTTCGCGCAGCGCCGGCCACATGGCTTATCCCCTCAAGATCCTCAGCCGCACGAGCAAGTCGCGGGCGCGATCCAAAAACACCGCTTGCCTGAGCTCGGCGTCTGGATCGTAGGCCACTTTGTCTTCCAGCGGATGATCGGCGGTGGAGACGGTGTGGGTCTGGCCATGCTCACCTCCTTTGGCCACCACCTTGCCGTTGGACTGCGCGATACGTGCCAGGGTCTGCGTGCGCTCATCGGGGCGCAGCCCGTCAGCATCGCGGGTATCCAGCTCGATCTGCAAGCGTTGGGCGTTCTGATTGCGCATCTCTTGCAGCAGCTGCCTTTCCGCTTCGGCCAGCCCGTCCGGATTGGGCGGCACGATCTGAAGCTTCAGCTTGCGCAGCCGGGGCATGGCCAGAATCTCGTCCAGCACTTCGCGTTGCGGCTCCACCGTCAGTTCAGGCTGCTCGCCGGCGGCCTTCAGCGCCCCTTGCAGCACGTGGGCGGCCTGCTTGGGGGTGATGGCATCCTCCCCATCGCGGCTGATCATCACCAGACGGTGGCAGCTGGCATAAAACACGAACGGCAGGAACTGAAAATGTGGCCGCAGGTGATCCGGAATCTGGATCGCGGCCAAATCATTCGGATCAGCCGGCCGACGCTGGCGCAGGTCGAACCAGCCGCGCTCGGCTTGCAGGTCCATGAACTTGTAGAGCTCGCCGTGCAGGATCGTTGGGTCGTTTTCGTCGGCCCGCAGCGAGCCGATCATTCCGGCAAAATCGCCGCGAATCTTGACCACCCGCCGCTTGGCAACGGCTCGGTGCATGGCCGCGATGTAGCGCTGCGGCTCGTGCGGCTCGGGCAGCGTGAGGTTGATGACCGACAGCACGAGCGTGCGCATCACAGTTCCTCCCTAGGTCAAAGTTTCCATGTTAGCGCGTGCGACCACGGCTGGCGATCACCGCCCGCCGCGCGCAGCTTCCTCCAGCGCGTCGCTGATGATGTCCAGCACGGCCTGCCGGTCGGATTCGCCCAGCCACTGGCCGGAGGAGGTGACCGGCAGGAAAGGCCGCGCCGGGATCGTCACGCGCCGGCCACGCCCGGCCTGGCCGCCGAACTGGTGGATGGCGGCATAGACCATGGGGCTGCCCACCGTCACCGCGTCACGCCCGGCCTGGTAGTACAGCGTGCCCATGAGCTGTTTTGTCTCGCCGATGAGCGGCTTTTTGCCGGCGGCGCGTGAGGCGCCGCGCTTGCTCAGGCCGCCGTCCTTGCGCCGCGTGCCGCCGTAGCGGTCAAGATAAGAGAGGATCGTCGCGGGCGCGTTCGGCTGCCAGCGCGTCCCGTCCGGCGCGGTCGAGGTGGCAAAGCGCTGCTTGGCGCGTTCCACCAGCAGCTCGCCGATGTCGCGCATCACCGGGGAGAGGTCGGCCGCGCGGCGGCGCAGACGCTCCAGCGCCTGCTGGAGCTCGCGGTCATCGATTTCGATGCGGATCATGGCTGGTGCGCGGCGAGATTCATCCCGCGCGCGAGACGGCCCGGTTCGATGGCCGGGCGGAGTAGGCTATACTGAAGCAAGCCATCGGCGCGGAGGGCTGCGATCCCAACCATACAGCGCCGGGCAGGCCGCGGGTGGCGCAGCGCCCGCGGCCTTTTCATTTTCTGAAGCGCAGGTAGCCTGCGCGCTGTAGAGCAAGGTACTCCTGCCACGTCATATCTTTCTTGTCCTCAGGCACAAAGGATGTCACCCCTGTCCACCAGCGTTTCGGGCTGAACTCGAACACTGACAGGCCGGGGCGCGTGTCGTCGCCGATGTCGTACAGAGCCAGATAGCGGCGGCGCAGCATCATGCGCTCCTCCGCGTAATGCCACTCCCACTGCTCCCAGATTTCCTGTGGATGCAGGATGGTCTCGGCCAGCATTCTCATGTGACGACGACGGATGCCGTCCTTGAAGACCTTGTAGACGGTCCGCCCTTTTTTAGCCGATTCGACGCGATCGACAAACAACGATGTACCGATGACCAGCCGCTCTCCAGCGGCGTCAGTGACGATCTTGTCCTCGCCGAACCGCAGGCCAAAAACCTCGAGAAAGGCGTCGATGTAGTAACGCTCGCGCTTGTCATCCGGCAACAGCAACCCGGGATCGAACGGCCTGGGGCGCGGCAGCGGGCCTGGGCACTGCGCCTTGGCGTGCGCGCCGCGATCAGGACAGATGGGCGGCAGGATCGGGCGGCCTGACGGCGGATCATCAAGAAGCGCTGGCACCAGCCCGCGCAGCTGGCCAGCCACCGTCCCCCCCGGCATGTAATCCCACCCCTCATCGACGCCCGGCAGCCGCCCCTTGGCGTCGCGCTCATCCCACCCTGGCGGCGGGGCGCCATAGTCAGGGTTGCCGCCGAGCCTGGCGGCGGCATCCTTGCTCGATGCGCCAACCACCCGGCAGCCGCAGCCCCAGCCGTTGGGCGGGTAATGCGTCTTCCAGAAATCATGATCGGCGGGCAGAGTAAGACCATTCCATGCCTTGTGCTGCAGGCGCGGATGCTCCGCGCCCGAGTGCTTGTACACCCACAGCGGAAAGTCCTTGAGCTGCGCAAGCCGCCCGGCGGCGTAGCTGGTGGCGAGATTCGTGCGGTAGATCACCCGCGTGCGCCAGGCGACGCCGGCCTTGCTTTCGCTGCCCGTCCAGCCATGCCAGCCGTGGCGCTGGACGATCTCGCCGAAGCGGCGGCGGAAGGCCTCGATGCCCTCGCCCTCGGCGATCGCGCGCTCCACGGCGGCGGCCAGGTCGGCGAGCAAGTCGGCCTTGGCCGCACCAGCCACCATGAAGGCGCGGTCGTGCTGTTCGCGCATGAGGTCGCGCCAGGTGGCGGTGGGCACCAGCCGCCCGAGCTTGCCGCGGAAGAAGGCGATCTGCTCGGCAAACGGCCGGCCGAGCGCGAAGGCGAGCTCAGCGCGGCCGGCGGCGGGCATGGTCGCGCTCCCAGTCGTCGCGGCAGTCCGCGTCGCACCACCTCAGCGGCGCTCGCAGGGCTGCGCCGCACCACAGGCAATGCCCCGTCGGGCCGGGGCCGGCGGCGGCGCGGCGCTTGATGATCAATTCCATCTCGCGCTCCAGCCGCTCGGCGGTAATGTCGGCCTCATCCATTGCCGGACTCCTGAGTGACGGTGAAGCGCCCGGCAAGATCGGCGGCGGCGAAGCCCATCGCCATCACCTCGGCGAGCCGTTCCGCAGGCAGGTCGCCGTAGGCCGCCAGCAGCGCATCGCGCAGCTGCTCCAGCGTCTGCGCCTCATCGACGATGCGGCGGATGGCATCCATGATCTCCGCCCACGCGGCCTCGGTCTCCTCGGCCATGCGCTCGGCCATGATCTCGGGCGCGCGCGCCTCGATCTCCTGCGCCGCGCGCGCGTGGCTTGTCGCATCCAATGCGTGCACGCGCGTCTGCGCGGCGGCATCATCTGGCGGCAAAGCCGGCGCTGGCGGGACGGCGCCCTGTCCGATCACCGCCTCGCCCTCCTTGGGCTCGGGGATGCCAAAGCGCTGCCGCACCCAGGCCTGCGGGATCGAGACACCGGACTGCGCGAGCTTCGCCACCTGCTCGGCCAGCGCGGCCATGTCCTCCGGCTCCTCCACCGTGAGATGCAGGCGCGGCAGCGGCGCGTCCTCGCCAAGGTTGAGCCGCACGATGGGCGCGATCAGGTCGCGCGCGAGCGTCGCCTCTATGGCGCGCGCATCCGCCCGCAGCAGATCGAGCCGCACCTCGTTGTGCACCCTGGCCTGCGACAGCGACGCGCCGTCGTCGGTGGTCATGGTCTGGCCGAGCACGGCCTTGCTGACCTGCCGGTCGAGGTAGTCGATGAGCCGGTGGTAGAGGTCGGCGCTGGCCGACTTGCCGCCCGACTCGACGAGCTCCAGCACCATCTCCTGCGGGATCACGGCGGCGGCATCCGAGCCAAGCTCAAAGGCCGCGCGGCGCAGCACCGCCACGTCGTCAGGACTGGCGCCCTGGTGATACTTGCCCACGCGGATCGGCTGGCCGAAGAGCTCGGCAAAGCGCGCCCAGTCGCGCAGCGCATAGCTCTTGAACACCCAGGCCCAAAGCGCGCTGCGGGCGACCCCGCCCAGCAGCGGTATGCCAGAAGCCAGCGGCGGCGCGTGCAGGATCATGCGATAGGGCGGGATCTCCTGCCCTTCCGCGCTGCCATCGACCAGCCGCAGCAGCCGCCCGGTGTCGGCATCGAAGCGGAACCAGTGCGCCTCGCGCGGCGCGATC